AGTTAACATTCCTACTCCCGTTATGGCAGGAGTTAGAACGCCGCTTCGTCAGTTTGCAAGCTGTGTGCTTGTGGATAGTAACGACACTTTGGACAGTATCTTTTCTAGTGATATGGCTATTGGTAGGTATACTGCTCAACGTGCTGGTATTGGCATCAATGCTGGGCGCATTCGCGGCGTTAACAGTAAAATCCGTGGCGGAGAAGTTGCGCACACTGGTGTTGTTCCGTTCCTAAAGAAATTTGAATCTACCGTACGCTGTTGTACACAAAACGGTGTGCGTGGAGGAAGTGCTACAGTTCATTTCCCGTTGTGGCATCAGGAAATAGAAGATATTCTTGTGCTGAAAAACAACAAAGGCACAGAAGATAGTCGTGTTCGTAAGCTCGACTACTCAATTCAACTTAACCTTACAATGTATGAACGTCTTTTAAGTGGGGAGGACATTACGCTATTCTCCCCACACGATGTACCTGGTTTGTACGAAGCATACTTCGGCGATCCAGATGAGTTCGAAGCCCTATATACTAAGTATGAAAACAGTCGATCAATTCCAAAGAAGAAAATTCCTGCAATGGAACTGTTTTCTGAACTGATTAAAGAACGTGCCGAAACCGGCCGTATTTACATTATGAATGTAGACCACGCTAATACTCACAGCTCTTTTCTTGACCCAGTGTTTATGAGTAACCTGTGTCAAGAAATTACACTACCAACTACTCCACTAGAACATATTGACGATGCTGATGGCGAAATTGCACTATGTATTTTAAGCGCAATTAACGTTGGAGTCATTACTGATTTAAGTGATCTAGAACCTCTCTGTGATTTAGCTGTACGGGCACTTGAACAAATTATTGACTATCAAAAATATCCAGTAAAGGCTGCTGAAACCTCCACTAAGGCTCGCCGGTCGCTAGGTATTGGTTATGTAGGACTTGCACACTTCCTTGCAAAAAATAAAGTATCATACGAGGATAATGAAGCAGCGCAACTAGTGCACAGACTTACTGAAAGTTTCCAGTACTATTTGTTGAAAGCTTCAAACCAACTAGCACAAGAACGTGGCGAGTGCGAATACTTTGACCGCACAAAGTATAGCAAAGGCATTTTACCAATCGACACCTATAAAAAAGATGTTGATGAAGCAATTGGTAACGTAGAGCTAGAACTTGATTGGGAAACACTACGAGAAGATATTACAACTTGGGGATTACGACATAGCACACTTTCGGCACAGATGCCAAGTGAAAGTTCTAGTGTTGTTTGTAATGCTACAAATGGCATTGAACCTCCTAGAGGATATTTAAGTATCAAGAAAAGTAAAAAGGGTCCACTCAAACAGATTGTGCCTCAATATCAATCACTTAAACAGCACTACACATTGCTTTGGGACATGCAAGGCAATGCTGGATATATTAAAATTGTAGCAGCTATGCAAAAGTTTTTTGATCAAGCAATATCTGCAAATTGGAGTTATAATCCAGTACAATACCCGGACAACGAAGTACCAATGAGTGTAATGATGCAAGACTTACTAACTACCTACAAGCTTGGTTGGAAGACAAGCTACTATCAAAACACTTACGATTACAAAGTTGACCCTTCTGAGATAATCGAAGAAGAGCCTAAATTAGAAGAAACAATTATTATTTCTTCAAATCAACCCGAGGAAGATGAAATGTGTGAGGCATGCGCAATATGAGCAAGACCGTATTTAATCAAGAGAAAGTAGACTTTACTAAACAGAATATGTTTTTTGGTGCTGAGCAAAACACTCAGCGTTACGATGTGTTTAAGTTTCCTGTGTTTGATAAATTAAATCAAACTATGCTAGGATATTTTTGGAGACCGGAAGAAGTTAGCTTACAAAAAGATCGAGCAGACTACGCAAACTTTAGACCAGAACAAAAACATATTTTTACAGCTAACTTAAAGTATCAGACTCTACTTGATTCAGTACAAGGACGTGGGCCTTGTCTAAGCTTTTTACCTCATGTAAGTATTCCTGAGCTAGAAGGTTGTATTGTAACCTGGGACTTCTTTGAAACCATTCATTCACGTAGCTATACACACATCATGAAAAACATTTATGCTGATCCAAGCGAAGTGCTTGACACTATTCTCGAAGATGATCGTATTATTGAACGTGCAGTATCAGTTACTAAAAACTACGATGCGTTTAATGAAGCAAGTGACAATTGGTTCCATCATAAAAAAGGTTCTATGCGCGAAGTGAAGAAAAAACTTTACTTAGCAATGATGAATGTAAACATTCTCGAGGGCTTACGCTTCTATGTTTCATTTGCATGTACTTTTGGTTTTGGTGAACTTAAAATGATGGAAGGTAGTGCTAAAATTATTTCACTTATTGCTCGCGATGAAGCACAGCATTTGGCACTAACTACGCATATTTTAAAACTATGGGCACAAGGTAAGGACGATCCTGAAATGGTGGAAATTGCTAAAGAATGCAAGGAAGAGGTTTACGACATGTGGCGCGAGTGCGTAGCAGAAGAAAAAGCATGGGCAACTTATTTGTTTAAAGATGGTTCTATGATTGGTCTTAACGAAACACTTCTACACCAATACGTAGAATACATCGCTAACCGTAGACTAAAAGCAATCGGCTATGATGCTATTTTTGATGCTCCGGTAAATACAAACCCGCTACCGTGGACACAGCATTGGTTAAGCTCTAACACACTACAAGTGGCTCCACAAGAAACAGAAGTTGAGTCATATATTGTGGGTGGCATTAAACAAGATGTAAATAATGATATGTTAAAAGGATTTAAATTATAATGCTTATCGAAGCACCATTTAAAACAGGAGACACAGTGTCTCTAAAGTTAACTAGTGGCGAAGAAGTTGTAGGTAGATTTGATACTACTGTCGACGGCAATGTTACACTAATAAAACCTATGATGCTGGTTATGCAACAGCAAGGCTTAGGATTAGGACCATTTATGTTTAGTGTAGCACCGGACACTAAATTTCAATTTAGGTCAAACTCTATTAGCTGTATGGCTAAGACAGAAACAGACATTGCAAAACAATATACACAATCCACTACCGGCATTGCGCTACCTTAGAAAGGATATATAATGGAAGTAGTAATATGGAGTAAAGACAATTGCGGCTATTGCGAAGCTGCTAAATCTTTACTTACACAAAAAAATATAAGCTACACCGAAAACAAAGTAGGCGACACACATACACGAGAACAATTACTAAAGGCTGTACCAGATGCAAAATCTGTGCCACAAATTTTTATTGACGGGCAGCTTGTAGGAGGATTTCGTGAACTAGAAATTTATTTTAATGTAAGACACGAGGATCAATAATGAATTTACATGAACAAATTGTACACGAATTTCAAAATTACATAAAAGAAGCAGAATTATTTGATGAAAAAGATGTAAAGGCTGCTGCTGTTAGGGCAAGAAAAGCATTAGGCGAAATAGGCAAATTAGTAAAAGATCGTAGAAAAGAGATACAAGATCGTAAAAATGACCTATAAATTGGTACAAAATACGATAAATATAACGTCAAAACTAAATAAAAACAGTTTTTAAAATGGAGGGAAAACCAAATGAAAACTATTATTACATCCGTGGCTGCTGCTGCGGCTATTACTGTCGCTGGTGTTGCTAGCGCACAAGATCTAACAAGTGGCGGCGGCATGTCTCCGTATGTTGGAATTGAACACACTACTACACCAGACGCTGGTTGGTGGGACGGCGATAGTGCTACAGAAATTACTGTAGGTGCTACTGCTGATCTTCCATGGAATCTAGCAATGGACGGTTCTGTTGGATTTGTTAACGCAACTGATCTAGCGGCTGAAGAAGCTGACACATCTGCTTGGGACATGGGCGGATTTGCACTTGGCGGCGCTGAGGTAACTGTGTCTTACGAAATGCCAAATGGACTAGAAATATACAGCACCACAGCTTTTGATGCTGCTTTTGATCGTACAAGCACATCTGTTGGCGCTACATGGTCATTCTAATATAATTAATAGTTGACTTTTCAAAGCTGCTCCTTTATACTTTAAACAGTTGAAGGAGCAGTTTTTTTATGACTATGTCATTGGCCAAGGGCCTTTCTACAACAAACACTAAAAAACGTAAGACTCGTGGTCTTACCAAATATGATCGTGCTGCGGCAGCCGCACATGACAAATGGCTGCGCAAGATGGGTACACACCCTGATCAACTCAAGGCTCGCAAGAAGAAGCCTGTTAACACACTTCCATTCGAACGTGATCGCAGTCACGAACGTCAAGGCAACACAGCACCTAGCGCAGGTGTAGGCGCAGGCGGTCACGCAGCACCAGCAGAGCCTAAGACCTACAACGGTGCTCGCAAGCTACTAGGTATTGCTACACTACACAAGAGCAATATGGTTCCTGTGTTCAGTCAAGAGGACGCTGTTGAAATCTCCAAAATGCGTAGAGGTTGACAGCTTGGCCTAGTGGTGCTAATATAATAGTATAACAATAGCAAAGAGGTTATACCTACAATGAATCAAGCGTTCAAAAAGCACATGGAAAACATGTGGACTGTAAAAGAAATCAACGGCGTAAAAGTTGTTGATCGTATCATAGGTTTCGGTTCTTTACCGGACATTAAACTTCAACTAGCAGACGGTTCGTTTGTTTCGGCAAAGAGCCTGTTTGAAGAAGGGCAGTAAAATGATCTTCCATCTTAAAGGGCATACCAAGAAAGGTAAGCAGAGAATTAAAGAGCATGGTACCAAGTGGCTTGTTGTTGAAAAACGTCCAGGTACCTTTGGTGATGTTCTTCTCAGGTCAGTCGAAACTAATGACCTACGTTGGCTGACCGAAGACTTTTTTGTAGAAAGGATTGAAAAATAATGATAGAATTGTTTTTTCTGGTTTTTACTGGGTTTTGGATTGTGGCTCCGATATATCTTTCCTATAAGTTACTTCTAGAAGAGCCTGTGAAGGAATGGTTGCAAAACCGTGAACGTGCTGCTTATAATGCTTATATTGATAGCGAAGTTGAACGTCGCAAAGTATTGTTACGCGAAATGAAACGTTTAGGGTATGATAGAGAAGATACAACGCC